AGGAGGAAAAAGAAGGAGTGAAGGGTCAGAGGTGTCTTAGGCACACTAAAAAAACGCCCTCCCTTGCTTGAATTGCAGCTAGTGCATAACGTTTGCAAATTCCACTCCTCATCACTGCCACCAGCAGCTCTTGGCACTATGTGATCGACGCTGTTTGCTTCCTCCACACCGCACATCTGGCAAACATAATTATCACGTTGCAAAATGCGTAGTCTTATCTTGCGCCACTTGGTTGTACTGCCGTTACCCTGTAATGCACTGCTCATCAGTAGTAATTCCTCTCTTGATGAAATGCCCACGCTTTGCATGGCGTTTGATAACGGTTTGTTATGTACTTAATTGTGGCATCTATCTGTCTAAATGGGTCAAGGTCACGATAGTGCTTAGACCTCATTTGTCCTAGACCAAAGTGACTTCCATTGCGTGCTGTGTATGACCAACGACTTTCTTTAGTAATGATCTTATTGAAACATTGGAACTCTTTGTAATCAAGAATTCTGCTATGTGCATAAAGCTTTAAGTGATCTATTGAATAGTTAGCTGCTGTTGCTTCTAGTGTTGTCGTTATTGAAAGCAATGCCGCAATGGCATAGACCTTGCCCATTAGCCGATTGCGCCCTTGCGAGCTACCCGCCTCAGCGGCTCGCTTCAAGCGAAACCAGCGTACCAAGCCTGTCAAGGTTAACAGGTTATTGAGCGTGCTCTTGGGCGTTGCGCACAGCCTGTGCATAACCTCTGTGGATAACTTCATGACTTACCCGCCCAACCTTTACCCTTAAATACGATTGCTGGCGCACCGTAAATTTGACGCATCATGAACCCGCAGCAATACGGTGTTGTGTGTTCCGAAAGCTTCTCTGTTATTTCATAGCTGATGTTGCATGCTACACATTGATACTCATACGTCGGCATCTGTGCCTCTTATCTGGGCAACACCCATAACCTCGCACTTGGTGCATTGAATAACCTCGACGCCTTGTGGCAGGTTGTCTGTGATCTTGTGTACAAGCTGCCGTGTCACCTTTTTACAAATGCGGCACTCAAATTGCACTTGTTCCATAATTGGATTTCCTCAAATTCTCAATAGGTTGCAGGTTAATTTGTGTGACCCACCAAGTCGGTTGCTTGCTGTGTCGGTATCGTGGCTTCTGTGCCATTGTGACTGGTATCCAGCCTGCTATGTAGTAGTTGGGTGCTGTGCCTGTTACTAGTACGGCAATGTCATTTGGTCTGTCGTACTCATAGACGATCAGTTGCCCCAGCTCATACTTTGTCCAGCGCACCTCAATAGCTGCGCCAACATCAGCCTTGACCTTGCCTTTATCCTCAAATGGATCAAACGGCAGACCAAAGTATTTGGCGACTGCCCACTCACTACCAATTGACTCTGCTAACTCTGCCAAATAGGTCATAAATGATGTTTCGTTGTAATGACCTTTTGACTCTAATAAGTCGCCTTTGTCGCTAGTAATCTTGACAGCTGCAACCATGCACACACACATTTCATTTGCTGTGAGTTTGATTTTCAACGGCAACCACCGCAAAACCAAATGACCTTTTCGTGCTTGTCATAGCCTTTTTGATAGCCAAATGAGTCAAGCTTTGTGATCTGTGAGCATTTGTCACATTGCTCTACTTTGTACTCAGCGACCACTTCACCATTGCAAAGAAGCTTGCATGTCATTGTTTTCACGTCGATCATTTCCATGTAATCAGCCAAGACGGATCACCCATTGCCCTGTGCTGCCTAGTTGATACCAAACAGGTTCACATTGGTTTGCTTTGGCTTTCTCGGTGCAGAAATACCCGCCCCAAGCTTTACCAGTTTTGGCTGACTCGCCTGTTTTCCAGACGCGTGTGCCATGTTCGCAGCGTGGCTTTTCCTCCACCAGTTGACCACCCAATTGGTTTGCAATTTCGTCAATTGATGAACCCAGCGACGGTATGCCAGATTGCTCAGCTTCACCTGCTGTGGCGTAACTAGGCACGTCGCCGTGCTTTGTTGTCCAATAGTCATAATCAGCCTTGACATCAGCTGTGGCAACCTTTGTTGATAGCTTTTCGACCTGTTCCATTGTTTCGCGAGTTGCCTTTTCTGTCCCGCCCATGACCAATGCCATGACGCGCATCAAAGCTGAGGTCGTAGTGTCCTCGACAAACCAGCGTTTCATGTTTGGATTGTAAGCTGCAATAAAGCCGTATGCGTAATCAATGCCTGCTGGCTCGATCTCTGACTGATTGCGCCAAGCTTTAGCCTGTACGAGTATGTAGCCTTTCTCAGCATTGAACTCGACAATGTGTGCCTGCAAACGACCTTCTGGGTAAGTTGAATTCCAGCGATCTGTGCGCTCTTTGTTGCCCTCGTAGTTATCTAGAAACGCCATTAGTCAGCCACCTTGTTGCTCATGTGACGGCTAATCGCTTTGCGACGTGCCATGCCTTCGCGCTTGCCTTCCTTAAAGCCTTTCGCATAACCAGCTGCACCGCCAAGCACCATAAGAAAGATTACGCCAACCAAACGACCCAAAGTCTCTGGGTCTAATAGATCAAGTACCATTTAGAATTCTCCCGATTTCTAGGCGGTAAGTGTTACCACCTGAACTCAGGGTGACGCATGATCGGCGCGCGGTCAAGAACCTTGTGTGTTTGTCGGCGTGTCCTGTGGCTTTGGCTTGGATTTCAGTCCATTGCCAGCCAGCACACCGCCTAGCGAACCTGTAAGAAAGATCGCAAGTGTTTTAAGCAAGTCAATAAATGCAGCGTCATTTGGTGCTTGTGCCCCAATTGGCTGTGTGACAAAGATCAGTGCATAGGTAATTCCAACGGTAACAATTAGAAACACCGCAGCTAGTGTCGCCCCAATAATCAGGATTAGCTGCGCGTGTATTTCCTCTGGTGATTTGCGTCGTGCTGGCTTATCACGGGTCAATGCCAAGTAGGTCGTCAGTGCATGTTCCAGTTGGGAGGCATTGCGGTTTCTGACACTCCGCTTTTGACCAGTTGTCGAATTCTTGACACTCATAGCGCGTCCAGCCTTGATACCCGCAAGCGGACATGCTTAGTGCAAGTGCCCAAACCAAGCATGCCGCCGCAAGTTTCTGGCTACTTCCCCAAGTTGCCAAAACTTTTGTCATTTGGATTAAGCCAGCGCAAGATCACTGGCGCAACAGCTGCTGCACCTGCCATTGCCAATGTCTTTGGGTCAGTCACGCCTGCCATGTATAAGGCAAGTGCAGCTGCCAGAAATGAGCGTGCCCATGAGGCTGCTACGGCTTTTGCTTGTTCCATTTTTTGCTCTCCTTTTTGACTGCGGCTGCTTTTGCAGCTGGTGCATCTACCTGTGGAAATTCGCCCTTGTATGGCACAAATTTAGGTATGCCAAAACCGACGATCTCCTTTCCTTCTCCGTACGCTCTAACCTTGACCATGACCATGCCACCATTGCGTTGATCGCCTGTCCCTGACGTATTGCCTTCAATGGTCAAACATGTCTTTGTGTCAATGAGTCCAACCACAATTCCAATGTGTGAAATGCGGTCAACGCCGTCATGTGGAAAGTCCATGAAAGCCAAATAGCCAAGCTGAGGCATTGTTGACCAGCGTTGCATTTCCTTAAATTTATGTGCGCCAACAGCTGTGCCAACAACGCTGTGTAGTTTGACGCCAGCTTGTGCCGCACACCAATTGACAAATGAACCGCACCACGGCAAACCGTCAGCCTTTGTAAATTTGCCGTATTTGGTCAGGTTGTCGCCTTCCTCAACCGTGCCAACTTCAGCTGCTGCGGCTTCGATCAATGCCGCTGATGTGCCTTGTGGGTATGACATTAGTTAAGCGTTGACAATTCTGCTTCGTGCGCATCAATTGCTGCTTCAAGAATTCCCAATGCATTTGCAGCGTTTTCAACGCCTTCGTCATTGCCTAGTGACTCTGCCACCTGTGCATTGATTGAGTGTTGGTATGCCTCAGCGGCAAATTGTGCCAAACGATCTTGAATTAACTTCTTTTTCTGATCGTCCGTAATGTACTTTGAATAATCTATTGCCATTGTTTTCTCCCTTAGTTTGCGTAATATGGAACTTTGTATGTTGTACCACCGATGTCGATCTTAAGATAACCAGTTGGTGTTGCTGGAAGTGCTGAAGCACCACCTGCTGCACCGACTGTTGTTGCTGTGTTGCCTGCAATGTATTGCATAAGCCCTGCCGCGCTGACGCCCCAAATTTGACTTGCCGCGCTAGATTGCACTGAAACTGAATTGGCTGTTTGTGCTGCAAAGTTTCGTGTCAATACTGTAACTTCGCCTGTACCTTGTTGATTAGTAACACCAAATTGTGCAGATGTTGTAAGCAATACGCCCACGCCTGTGCGACCTGCA